TACGAGAACTACCAAGGCACTGAAGAGCAAAAGAAGAAACGCGCCAAGCGTAATGCTGCTCGACGCAAAGCAATGCGAGAGGGCAAAGTAAAGAAAGGTGATGGCAAGGACGTAGCCCACAAGAAAGCCTTAGACAAAGGCGGTAAGAACTCTGACGGTACTAGAGTAGAGAGTAAATCACGGAACCGATCCTTCAAACGGGACTCTAAAGGTAATCTAGTATCTGAAACCAGTAAGCGTGAGCGTAAGAAAAAGAAGTGAAAGTAGTCAACGATAGAGCCATTGTGCTCAAGACAAAGCGTCCTCATCTGATTACCGAACGAGTAAGCAATTACAAGATACTCAAGGAAGAGAAGGGCGTATACAAGATAGCCATACCGTGGGGACTGAATGAATCTCAGGTACTAGCTGATCTGCGGGTAAAAGAAGTGCCCTCTCCTATGACACGGGACTACCAGTTTACAGGTAGGTATGAACCGTTTGACCATCAGAAAGAGACAGCTTCTTTTCTTACTCTGCACAAGAAGGGCTTCTGCTTTAACGAGCAAGGTACTGGAAAGACCGCATCTGTTATATGGGCAACTGATTACCTGATGCAGCAGGGTCTGATAAACCGAGTGTTGGTTATCTGCCCTCTGTCTATTATGAAATCAGCATGGCAGGAAGACTTGTTTAAGTTTGCTATGCACCGCAGTTGCTCTGTAGCTCACGGCACCTCAGCCCAACGGAAGAAGATACTCAAAGCCGGTGCCGAGTTTGTCATCATCAACTTCGATGGTGTGGCCGTGGTCAAAGACGAGATTATGAAGGGTGGCTTCGACATGATTGTTGTGGATGAAGCCAACGCCTATAAGAACGCGCAGACAAACCGTTGGAAAACACTACGAGATATAAGCGCAGACATACCGTGGCTTTGGATGCTTACTGGTACTCCCGCAGCACAATCACCCGTTGATGCGTTTGGTTTAGCCAAGCTAGTCAACGCAAAGGGCGCACCTAAATACTTCGGCCAGTTTAGAGACAAGGTGATGTACAAAGTCTCGCAGTATACGTGGCGACCCAAGCCAGATGCGGACAAGACGGTGCATGAAGTATTGCAACCTGCGATCAGGTTTGAGAAAGACCAGTGTCTTGACCTCCCTGCTGTTACTTACATAGACAGGGATGCACCTCTAACTAAACAACAAGCCGCTTACTACAAGCTGCTGAAAGACCGCATGGTAATGGAAGCTGATGGGGAACAAGTCACTTCTGTCAACGCAGCGACTAACCTGAATAAACTCCTGCAAATATCTGGCGGGGCTGTATACACGGACGATAAAGAAGTCATTGAGTTTGATGTAAGCAGTAGATTGAAAGTAGTCAAAGAAGCTATCGACGAGTCATCCAACAAAGTGTTGGTGTTTGTACCGTTTACCCATACGATAGAATTACTAAAAGACTTTCTTACCACTAGTAAAATATCTTGCGAAGTTATATCTGGTAAAGTTTCTGTAAACAAACGCAGTAAGATAATCAAAGACTTCCAAGAAACAGATAAGACTCAAGTGCTTATCATCCAGCCACAGGCAGCGTCACATGGGTTGACCCTAACCGCTGCTAACACAGTCATCTGGTACGCTCCTGTTACTAGCGTAGAGACGTACTTGCAAGCTAATGCTCGTATCGACAGACCGGGACAGCACAACCCAATGACTGTAATTCATATACGCGGTAGTGAAGTAGAGACTCGCCTATACAATATGTTGCGATCTAAAGTAGATCATCACCACAAGATAATCGATTTGTATAAACAAGAAATAAATACTTGACACTGTAAAGCATACAAGTAAACTACTCCTCCCGATTAACAAGGAGGAGCGATGAAAGATACACCTGACAAACTAGCCGCCATCTACATTAAGATGCGTGAAGCTATACAAGAGAAAGAAGAAGAAATTAAAACTATAAAAGCACAGCAAGAAAAAGTTACTCAAGAAATGTTAGCGTTGTGTGAAGAACAAAACATCGATAGCTTGAGAACACCCGCCGGTACTATTTCGCGCCGTGTGCGTACTAGTTACTGGCCGAGCGACTGGGATAAGATGCACGATTTCATTAAAGAGAACGATGCGCTTCACTTGCTTGAGAAGCGTGTACATACCTCTAACATGAAAGAATACCTAGAAGCTAACCCTGATGTAGCACCTCCGGGTCTACAGACAAACCGTAAGTATACAGTCTCTGTACTTAAGCCACGCAAGAAGTGAACAGACTTCAAACACAGGACGGGTGTTTTATACACCCGGATACCTACGAGCCTCTGCGCTCTATAGAAGTTGTAATCGCTGACAGCGGAACGTTATCAAGAAACTATTACGAAGATAACAAGCTTACTTGTTGGTCTTTCGACTGCGACTTTCCAGACGAAGCAGTTTCTAACAAGCAAGCTAGTCGCTGTCTTGATTGCGACCAGAGTATTAAAACAGGGAGGAATGTAGGAGGAGCGCCTTGTAAATTCTTTACTACGATCAAGGTAGCTTTTCTAGGAGAAAACTCTCTACACGAAATCAGACTTGGTGCATTGAGTTTGTTTTCAAGGGACGACAACAGGATGAATCTATACAAGTATATAGAACATCTTGAGCGTAACCGAGAGCACGTCGGTAACGTGCTAACTGAAATATATTTTGTAGAACATCGTAACTTTTACAAGATGTATTTTAAGCCGGTTCGACCTCTTACAGAGGAAGAATCTGAAGACGTACAACAGCTTACTGAAGCTGCAAAGGAAAAAGTAATTTCTTTTAAGGAGAATTTTATGGCTAATAAGTCACACATAATCAGAGGCGTAACCGCTCTCTACCCGCGTATCAATCAGCCCTACCACTGGAGTGACAAACAGAACAAGAGTGTTCCGTGCGATGCTACAGAAGATGGAGCTTCCTACGACCTCAGTTTCGACATGACAAAGGCACAGGCCAAAGAATTATATGGCCTGATGAACGAGGCATATCAAGCTGCACGCGAAGACAACTGGCCCAAGAAGTTGCAGATGCGCTTCAAGGAAACTGACGACGGTACTTACGTAGGTAAGAGTAGTTTGAAAGCTGCATATAACGGCAACCCTACCACTGCCCCTAGCCAGTACGATGCTAAGAGAAACGAACTGGACAGCGACTTTATGCTTACTACTGGTAGTACAGTAAACGTAGCAGTTGAGTTCTTCCCTTACAAAATCAACGGTGGTGGCGTGGCACTCAGACTGCGTGGCGTACAGGTCATCAAGTATGTGCCTTACAAGTCAGCCTCTCCATTCGACGAAGAAGACGGTTTCAGTGTAAACGATGCGAAGCCTAGTAATCCTTTTGAAGAAGAGGATGACGATGACGCGTTTGAAGAAAAGCCCAAAGCGAAAGCTAAGGCAGACCCTGACCCATTCGACGATGACGAAGAAGAAGTTAAGGAACCCGTCAAACGTAAGAAGAAGAATGACATTTCTGACGACGATGATGACGACATTGAAGACATCATTGCATCATGGGGTGATGAGGACTAATGAGTTACGGCTATTCGACACGCATCGATAGTCTGAACCAAGAAGCTGACCAATCTCTTCTGGGGGTTCGCCTTGGCCGTGTGTGCATTGATTACGATGTACCCGCTGCTGAGGTTGCCTCCCAGTTGGGAGTTAGCAGGCAGACTGTCTATAACTGGTTCATGGGTATCCACGAGCCTAATCCAAAAATAGCAAAACTAATAGAAGACATAATAGCTGAATACGACTAATGGAAAATTTCGATCTCATAGACCATGTTGTCCCAAAGGGCGGCACATACAATGTGATCGGCATGAAGGAGGGTAGGCTTCTACCAAAGTTTACCACTAGTTTAGAAGAAGCATACGAGATAGCTAATGAGTTCTCCGAGCAAGACATGGACGTGTACTTTGCTCTGGGTAAGCTCAAAGAAAAAGGTAGTAGGAAGGTAGATAATGTAGAGTCCCTTGGAGCTATATGGCTCGATATAGACTGCGGCGGAGACAAAGCAGACGAGATAGAACCCTCTACAGGATTACCAAAAGGCTACGCTAGTCAGAAGGAAGGACTGAAAGCTCTCAAGGAGTTTTGTGAAACCGTCGATTTACCTGAACCTGTAATAGTAAATTCAGGATACGGCTTACACATATACTGGGCATTCACAGAAGAAGTGCCTACAGAGAAGTGGTTGCCTATTGCCAAACGGCTAGAGCAAGTATGTATTACTCAGAAATTTTGTGCTGATCCAAACGTGTTCGACGCTGCGCGTATACTGCGAGTGCCGGGCACATACAACCAAAAGAAGGATACTCCTAAGCTAGTACGAGTAGTCAACCCTGTAACCGCAAGGTACGCACCTGACGACATCCGTGCACTGCTTGGAGTAGACCCCGATGAAGTTGTTACGGTTAAGAAGAGAAGCGGGCCGCCTATATTAGACCCGCTGCAAAAGCTGCTTGATGAAAACAAAGACTATAAGTTTTCTAAAATAGTAGGAAGGCAAGACCCCTGCTTGCAACTGAAAGACAGCTTAATTAACCGTGCAACTCTGTCGGAACCTCGATGGTTTAACGCGCTATCTGTAGCTAAGTTCTGTGCAGATGGCAGTAAGGCTATACACACTGTATCCCAAGGACACCCTGACTATAACTTTGATGCTGTCGAAAGAAAGATTGCAGGGATCAAGGGGCCACACTCGTGCGAGGAGTTCGACAAGAACAACCCCGGCGTATGCAAAGACTGTCCGCACAAAAAGAATAAGGACATAAAAGGCCCGTATAGCTTAGGAAAGATAATTAAGAAAGCTACCAGTAGCCCTATAAATAAGTTTGAACCTTACTTCAGGGGTAAGAATGGTGGTGTATATAAGATGGTCGATGAAGATGCACATCTTGTATACGAGCATGACTTTTATTTAAAGAAGCAAATGTGGGATGACCAAGAAGGGTTTGTGTCCGTGTTTGTTTTCCATTCTCCGCACGATGGTGTGCGTGAGTTCAAGATACCTAATGAATGCCTAGAGCGCAGACTGCTACTTAAGACTCTTGCACATAACGGAGTAGTCGCAGGTGCCAGTAACTCAGCTAATCTAATTGAGTACGTTACTAGGTCGATTCAGATACTACAGACAAAAGAGAAGGCAGAAATAATGAGATTGCAGTTTGGATGGGCCGACAATAACACTAAGTTTATTGTGGGTGAACGCGAGATTAATGTGGACGGGGTATACCATTCTCCTGCGTCCTCTGTGACTAAATCATATGTGTCTTACTTTCAACCAAAAGGCACGTTAGAAAAGTGGAGTGAAGTATTTAACCTGTACAACAGGGAGGGCTTGGAGATTCAAGCATTCGCTGCCTTGTCTGGGTTTGGCTCACCTCTACTACAATTGACAGGACAGAAAGGGGCCATCATAAACCTAGTGCATAAGAACGCAGGTACAGGTAAGACAACTATACTGCGGATGGCAAACAGTATATGCGGCGATCCTGAACACTTATTGGGCAATCCAAAAGATACAGCAGTGGCTCGTGTCAACAAGCTAGGGATACTCAACAACGTAGTAAACACCATGGATGAGTTGAGTAACATGGACTCTGACCAACTCAGTGATTTTGCCTACGAAGTATCTCAAGGTAAAGGCAAGGACAAAGGCACTGCGACAGCTAACGCTAACCGTAAGAACGACACTACATGGCGTAACATAACGCTGTGTACGTCTAATTATTCCTTTTACCAAAAGCTATTTGCGGATAGAAGTCTCCCTGACGGTGAGCTTATGCGTATCATGGAGTTCTATGTAGAGTATGTAGATCAGGACACTATTTCTACAGAGTATGGTAAACAGATGTTTGACCATCAACTGAACGATAATTTCGGCCACGCCATCGTGCCTTTCATGCAGTACGTGCTTGCCAACCCAGAAGGCGTAAAACGCGATGTACTCAAGATACAGGCCAAGATAGACAAAGAGATGCGTCTTACTTCACGCGAGCGAAATTGGTCGGCTCTTATAGCTGCTAACATAGCCGGAGGAGTCATTGCATGTAAGCTTGGGCTTATAAACTTTGACATGGGGCGTATCTACAGCAAGGCATCGAGAACCATAATACAGCTACGTAAAGATACTGTTGCTCCTGTTGATAGCTATGTGTCTATTCTTGGGTCGTTTATAAATAGCAATTTGAATAACTTGCTTGATGTAGACGATGGGGTAGATCAACGCACATCTAAACCCAAAGCACCTAGACTAGAACCTAAGTATGGGCGGCTTATCATGCGGTATGAGGGCGATACTCAGAGGCTTTTTATACCGGTTAAAGAGTTACGCAACGAGCTTAACAAAGACGGCACAGACTATAACTCATTTCTAGGCGATCTGAAGAAACGTGGGATGTATCTGGATACTGTGAATAAGCGCATGTCTAAGGGCATGGCTATATCAGCACCCGCTCAACGCTGCGCTATGTTTGACGCATCGCACTCTGAGTTCTTTGATATGAGTAAACTAGCAGAGCAAGCTAAAGAAAATGCAGATAGAGAAGGTGGACTACCAGATCAACTGGAAGAAGTTTAAGAAAGGTTGGTCGTTCTTTATACCGTGCCTTGAGCCTGTCTCAGCCAAGAAAGTGCTACTGGCTGAGACAAAACGGCTCAAGTATAAAGTCGTGACTAAGGTAACCATAGAGGACGAAGTGCGGGGCATCCGTATATGGAGGGTTTAAACCACTCCGTAGTAATTGACATCCTCTAAGCGATCAAACAAAGGCGCTAGGTTACTAAAGAATCCTTTGTTGAAACGTACACCTGCAAGATATTCTTGCTCTTGTGCGGAGCGTGACTTAAACGAACGGTTCAACGTGTCTGGAGTCATAAGCTGTGGATACCGAGACATAAAAGCATAGATACGTTGCTCAGTATCGTTGTACAAGTCGATGTCACCTGTGGTCATCGCAAGATAACGTCGCTTAAGAAGGTTAGACCGTGCCCTCATAACTTGTGCTTCATACTGTTTGGCTAGGGCACGAGTCTCATACAAAGAAGATATGTCCGCAGGTGCAAAACCAAGTGCTTGATGGAAAAGATTCCAAGTGGACAAGTCTTCATCGATAGGACGCCCGTCTACAGTTCTGGCACCTTCTTGAGCGTAGCGCATGGTCTTAAGGCCATTACGTAACCAACTAGGTGATAACCCTTCAAAAGCTCTTTCGTACTCACCTTGCGCTAACAGCCCTAGTTTATAAGGCATATCCATCACGTAGTTACCAAGGGGGCCAAACGCTTGTAGCGCCATAGACTGTAAGTATCCGTACTTCTCAATCTCGTAAGGGTCTTCTCTAAACAGTATGCCGTTAGCTACACTAGCTCTGTTAGATATTTCTAAGTTGGTGTAATAGTTAGTCGGGCCTTTTGTTACTACTTCAGGCAGGATCATCATAAGTTCTCGACGAAGGTTGTATGGTTCTTCTTCGTCATCTAACAGAGTATTTATCATGTTGGTGAGAACAGATATGGCACCGAAGAAAGGCATGCCAAACAAACCTGCTATGGCATAGCTCATACCAAAGGTGTACACAAGCTGCCTAAAGGCTTCTTTGCGTGATCTGTCAGGAGAGCCTCTAGTAGAATCAACAAAAGCTTTTGCTGTTACGTAAGCACTTTGCCAGATAAAACTCTTGAACGTAAACATCACACGACCTATATCAGTCTGCATCCATCTAGGCGCAGTGGAGGCCATGCCTGACGTGTTTACATCTTTTACTGTACGCAGTGCATATTCAGCAGCTTTATCTGGGGCCATACCGCTGTCTAACGCAAGATCAAACGCAGTTATAGCTGTGGTTGTTCTGTTGTACCGTTCTGTTCTTTCAATGGGTATAGACAAGAAGTTTAAAACTTTTGATCCTAGCCCGTTGTATTGTTCAGTCGTTTGACGTGCACCTTCAAGCACCTCTCGCGCTAGCGTATGTCTAAGCTGCCCGTGGTCTTTCAAGATTTCATATAATTTTACGTACCTGCCACCTTCGTAGTCAGCAGTGCCCCATCTGGGCACGCCCTCTGTTTTCATTATATCTAGTATAGCTACTCTACCAGCCTTAGTAAGAGCAGCCGATGTTTTTGGCCCGCCGAATCTACCAGCAAGAATTGGGAAAGTAAGAAGCGGTATAGAGCTAAGGTTAACAAGCCCGGAAGATATATTACCCGACATAAATAAAACGTAGCTGCCGGTAGTAGACATTCTTGATAAAGCGCCGAACGTAGGATTTAACGTGCGCTCTTCTCTGTCTGCAATACTTTTTGCAGCCGCATACACGTTGGGGTCATTGGCCCTAGCACCCTGACTTCTTACATCTCTAAAACCTTCTGCTATGGCAGTGTTGTACTTAGTGTCTGCCATCTTGCGTGCCCAACGCACCATCGTATCACCGTAGACACGGATAACGTCTTCAGAAGCACCGGGTATATTTTCAGATTTTCTAAAGTTTTGAATTACAGAAGATTCTGGAAATAAATCAAGATACGTTTCGTACACAGTATCTGTAAGATTTTTTATTTCCTCGTCAGACAAACCTTTTTCTCTACCTTCTTCTCTAACGTTTTCAATCAAGTCAGCAACAAAACCTGTAGGTGGCAAAGTTTTAGTTGTAGCTTGCCTAATACTGTCTGCGGTGGTGTATTGTCCTGCTTGCAATTTAGCTTGTGCTTCTTTTGCTTCCCTGCCATCTTCTGTAGTGTCTTCGTCCGAAGCTCTTTGTACAGCAGGATTTAAGGTCAGCCCTAGTCTTTGTATCGCTTGTTCCCTACCTTTGCGTGTTTCAAAAGTGGCGACAGTACGCTCGTTAGTGTCTTTGTCTATGTAAGTTAGTACATAGTTACCGTAACGTCTGGCAGGAATGTATCCGGCAATGGGAGGATTATCCGCAAAATTTTTCTCTGCTAGCTCTAGTCTTTTACCAGTAAGGTTTGCAAGATAATTTTCTTTATAGTCTGTATACATCTTATCGAAGTCTTTACGCATAATTCTGTATACGTTCTGTACTTCTTTAGGCAGTCCGTTGAATACATCTTGCAATCTTTTTAGTTCTTTCTTTTGTTCTTCAGTAAGAGTGTTATCTTTTGCAAAATTAGGGTCTAGTATATCTACAGCAGCAAACCTAGCTTGTAATGCCATCTTACCCATAGCGCGAGTTGCAGCTTTGAACTTGGCACCCACAGCTAGCATGGCGTTGTATTTTTTATTGGCGTCTTCTATCGCTTGCTCTTGGTAGCCCTGACGCAGCTCTGTGTTATCTATTATTTTCTTTATGGCACTTAACGGTTTGCGATATATATCGTATATATTATCCAGCCGTAAGAAGCCGAAGGCTCCTACTTTTAGATTACTAGGTAGGTCATCTATGATCTTTTCTGCTTTAGATGGGTCTTCATTTGGCAATGAAGCAAGCTGTTCTTTAATAGCTTCATCAGGATTACCATTAGCAAAAAATACTTTGCTCAGTGGAGGAGGTTCTACAGATGGGTCTATGTTTAGTATGTCCCCAATAAAGTCAATACCCGCTTCGTATGCACTTTGACCTTTACGGATGTTAAAAATTTCTAAGATAGCGTTAAGTATGTTCTTCCAAAAAGTATCACTCTTTGGTGCTTTTATGTCTTTTAACAGGTTTTGAAATTCAGAATTACTTACTAGCTCAGATACAAACTCATCAAGGGTAGTGCCACCATAGGCATCGCCCATCTGATCTTTTATCTCAGTAAAGAACTCAAAGAACTTCTTAGCTTCATCAGAGTTAGGATCGTTAAGCCTACGTGCCAACGCTGCGTGTGCTAGCTCGTGGAAAAATACACTCGTGTTTAGCCCACGCTCAGGGTCGAGCGTTATGGTGTTTGTGCCAGAGTCATACTTACCGGGAAACGGGCCTTCTACTGGTGCTATCTCTATTGTAGTAGCAGTAGCCATCGTACGCATCACACGCACTATGGGCCGTAACTCTTTGGGGAGAGTATCAAGCAACGCGTCTATAGTAAGTTTTAGATTACCGCGCTCTGCAATAGCAACAACTTCAGGGTCTATGTTTTCGCCTTTATACGTGACCCCAGTTTCAGGTAAAGGAACCCCTTGTTCTTCTATCTGCTGCTGAATTTGTTCTGATGTTAGCGACCTAAAATCTCTTTCTGCTGTGGCAGTATCTTCGGCAACCTGAGCTTCTAGCAGTCTGTCGTACTCGGCACGGCGTTTAGAGCCTCTACGCGGAGCAGACTCAAGCCCCATTGTTCCTAGAACTTTAGCTATTGCGTTGTTACGTATTTGTGTTGCTTCAGGCACGGCTGGGGCAGCGCCTCTAGCTTCTTGTACATTGCGAGCAATCTGCGCCGCCATGCTTTCTTCGGTGCGGCCTTCGGGTACTTTAGTTGCTTCTGTATCTTCTAATAGGTCTAAGTCTTCCGCAATTTCTGCTGTTTCTTGTAAGGTTGCAGCCGCAGACGATTCTGCTACTTGCCCCGGTGCAGTAGCTCTACGCCTTGCTTCTGCTTCTGCGCTGCGCCCAGCACCTTCTACTTTCTGTGTCCCCGGACTCTGTTTTAACCTAGTTGCGCGTGCTTGCTCTATTATGGCATCTTGGTGCCGTTGCCTTATGCTTTCTACTAAGCTATCGAACCTTGCAACTGTGTCGGAATCCAACTCACCGCGTAAGTATTCTGCGGCTGCGTCAGCATCGGCTTGTTGTTTCTTTGTGCGTTTGGGTTGAAGTTCTTGTTTATTTTTTCCCTTACCCTTCATCGCATTTTGTATTCGGGATGTCTCAGGGATGTTTGGTTGAGCAGCGCGTCTTGCCTCTATATCTGCGAGGGTATTGTCACGGTTAGTAGCTACTTCATACGCTATGTTAAACAACCCTTCATTCGGATCAGCCGTCTTAGTGCCTTTTAGAAAATAAGACACAGCTTTTTTCGGTATGCCCTTCAAACCACGCTTGGCGCCTTGTAACTCGCCAATCTTTTGTAGCGCCTCTGTGGACAGAGGAGTTTCTTGGTTTGCCCTTTGAATATCTTCGTATCCAATTTCTGGAGCTACAGCACCGCTTGGTGCCTGCATAAGTTTCTTTGCTTCAAAATCAGATAAATTTTGTTGCTTGGCACGATCTAATGTATTTCTGGCGCTTCGTAGTCTACTTACTGTTTGGTCAAAGTCTGCTTTAGTTTTACCTTGTGCCGCTAACTCGTCCGCTTGTTCTTCCGGAGTTAGCGTGTTCATTCTTTTTAGAAATTCAACTTCTTCTTTGTCACCCCACGCTTTCAGCGCAGCTTGTATTTCTTCGTCTGTAAGCTCATCTGGGTCTACTATAGTAACGTCTTCTTCAGGCGCAGCTTCGACAGGAGGCAGTATGGTGTCTGCTTCGTCTACTAGGTTTTGTAAGAATTGAGCTGCTGACTCGGCGTCTTTCGACAAACGAAAGTCTTGCCCAATAGAAGCGATGGCACCTACAGGCGCACCGACAGCACCTTCTAATGTGGCTGCTGTTGCTATACCACGGCCTGTGGGAACGTCGAAGCCTTCTCGCTGCAACGCTACGTTACGTGCAAACTGTTCTTGTCC